CAGCACCAGTTATACTTCCGATTCTTCTTGCTTCTGATAATACTGCTGCAGCTGCAGGATTACCACCTGCTAAAGGACCTAAGAATGCTATAGTAGCACCTACCATAACAGATGCACCTTCTCTATAGACTGCAGATATTGCATCACCAATTTTACTCATAGGTAATATAATCTCTGCTTCATTTGCTTCACCAACTAATGCACGACCACCACCAAACAAACCACGAGTAGGTGCTGTTATGACTGAACCATCAGCTCCACCCATAATACCGACTGCACCTTCTTTGAATTTCTCTGTTTTTTCTTCTGAGACTTTATCAGTAGTTCCTCCCTCTTGGGTATCTTTACCCACTGTCTTATCAAATATCATACCACCTAACCAATCACCTAACATACTACCTGCAATTGCACCTGCAGGACCACCAATGACTGCTCCAATACCACCAATTGCTGCACCACCCGCAGTACCTGCAATACCTCCCAACCAAGCACCCAAAGTACTACCTGCTGCCCTAAAAGCTGCTCTACCAGGATCTTCTTTAAAGATAGTTGTCAGTATAACAAAATCAATTAGAGCACCAATACCAAATGGAATCCTCTTGATAAATTTACCTGCACCAACCTTGTAGAATTTTTTGAATGCAGGCATAGCTAATTTCATTAACTCATCTGCATTTGTTACTAAACCCTTAGTAAGATCATCTACTTTTGTTAGTGCAGGTTTTAGTAAATTTTTTGCTCCAGTAACAATATTATCACCTTGAGTTTTAGCTGTATCAACGACGTTATACTTAAGTGCTGGAAAAGTTTCACTAAAATTACCTGGTCGTAATCCTCTCGTGAAGAAATTATTACCTGCGTGTTTCAGATTACCACCCATGTTCATCCTTGTCAGGAATTGAGGACGATTAGGAATCATATCTCTGAAAGCTTTCAGAGAATTTTTAATGAAATTGCCGCCAGGATTTGATCTTCTAGCCAAGTCAAGAGCTTCATCCATAGGGATGTTCTTTGCTCTCAGATCCTTAAAGTACTGAATCTGATTTCCTCTAAGACCAATCTTAGTCAGTTGTTTTGTTACATCACGAGCTCTGCGGAGAAGTTTAAAGTTTTTTAGTTTATCACCTATTCTAATTCTATTCCTTGGTTTTATTCTTTTAGGTTTAGATCTTCTAAGTCGTGGTATATATATCCCCTTAGTTTTTTTCTTAGGGGCAGGTGCATCATCAGTAAATTCAGGTCCACCACCCATAGTAGATCCACCAAGTCCACCAACACCAGCACCTCCACCATTTCTTTCTCTTAGATATTGAATATACTCATATTCAGTATCAAGAAACGCCACCATGCCTTCAGCAAACCTGTTGGAGCTTTTAATCAGTGAACTACTGTCTATAGTGAGGTTTTCAGCCATTACCTGCGTTTACGACGTTCTTCTTCTATTCGTTCTCTTTCTTTCTGAAGATGTTGAACTAATAAGTTCACATACACTTCCCGTTCCCACGGGATCATGTTCATAATGTCTGTCAAGCTATATTTATGATGTTGAACGAGAGAAAAATTGGTTTGATAAAAGGTCATCAAGCCCTCGTCAAAGAGGGCTATCCGAAAAAACTGACTAGACCCTCTATTGTTATCTCATTTTCAACTTTTGTTTTAGGATTTCTAACCTGTAAAACATGCTTGAGGGTAGGCATGGTGTTAAAGAACTCCTGTATCAAATCAAACTGTGCTGCAGTTAACTTTTCTACCCACGTTCTTGCTTCTTTAAATGTAAATGTCCCAGAATCTTCTTCTCCAACATATACTCTCTTAATACATTGAGCAACCAAATCATATGGATCAATGTCTCCCTTTGCAAAACTTACTGCAGCAAAGTATTCTAGGTTAGGATATCTCATCTCTAGAGTTATATCACTACCTAATTTTATTAGGTTAGTATGATCATCTGGAATGATAACATTCACATCGTTTGCTAGGAACGAAACATCAACTTCTGTCTGACCATCATCAGGGCAAGTAACTTTTAACTTAAGTTCTTCACTAATTGATCTTGCACGTATCTGTAAGAACAAATACTCGATATCAAACAAAGCAAGATCATCTAACTTTATTCTACTGCTAATACAATTTTTTAAAATATTTTTAATAGCATCTAGGATCTGAACTTCATCCTGAGATTCCATCGCAATAATTAATATCTTCTGCTCTTTAACAAGGAAGGGACGGTATTTAATTTTCTTTTTTGTAGAAGGCACCACCAACTCATACGTTGGTGTAACAATATCAGGTAATGGCATAATTAGGGTTTAAATGTAAATTGTTGATATTCGTAATGAAATGCAACGTTGCACTTGACAGCTTGTGCAGGTCCTGCTGAATAAGGAACTGTGTTAAAAGAATACGGATATGCTGCTCCAAGTCTTACCTTGAATGCTTTATCATATTCTTCTGGTCTTACAGATTTAGGTTGCTCACCTTCCTCTACTTCTTCGTTCTTTGGCAATACACCAAACTTTTCAAGTTTGGTGATGGTGAGATCACAGGTATAATCATTATAATATCTCTGAGCATATGCCAAGTGTTCTTGTTTATCAGCATATGTATCAGGGTTATATAGACCAGGATTATTTGCCATCTTTGTTGGTTGTAAACCCATAATCATATCTTGCCATAATTTGAAGAATGATATAGGTGATGAACCAAGATCACATATAAAAGATACATCAAGTTCGTTATACATTCTACCAGCTGCTACCTTCTGTGTCAACCCCTTCTTAGCCATTCTGAAGTCATGACTTGAGACAGTGCTGCCAGGAATCTGAATGTCTTGACACAATAAGTTCATCCTATACATACCTGCATCCAACTGACTACCAGCGTTGCTATACCAAGGATAAGCTTTACCGTTATCTGCCCAAAAGTCTACCATGACCTGTGTAGGTTGTAGAGCAAACTCAAATAGATTGGAAGCAGATATACCTTTCCCGACTATTTGTGAGATATAATTATCGACTGTTATTTTAGGTGATCCCATAAATACTCATTATGAGTGATATATTTATTTAGTATGGCATACAAGGGAAAATACAGAGTAAGGAACTATCGCAAGTATAAAGGTGATCCCACAGGAGTAATATACCGTTCATTGTGGGAAAAGAAGTTCATGGACTACTGTGATTCCAATAGAAATGTCATTGAATGGTCAAGTGAAGAGCATATCATTCCATATAAAGATCCCGTACAAAAAAAATGGAGAAGATACTTTCCTGATTTTTACATGAAAGTAAGAGAAGCAAACGGGAAGATACAAGCATACCTAGTTGAGGTTAAACCAAAAAAACAGGTCGATGAACCCAAACCTCAAAAACGACACACCAAAAAGTATATCTCGGAGGTTATGACCTATGCCACCAACAGAGCAAAATGGGATGCAGCAGAAGAGTTCTGTAGAGACAGACTCTGGAAATTCAAAATCATCACAGAACGAGAACTCAAAGTTTGATACATGGATCAAAGAATTAAAAGGTAGAAGTATATCTAGACCCAAATTAAGAAACACCGTCATGGAAATGTTGCTTGACGATGCAACAGAGACACCCGAAATTAATAAGTGGTATTACTTTGAATATGATCCTAAATTTAAAGATCAGTTGGGAGAATGGGATGAGTTTCCACTAATAAAACTACTTGAAAGGAAGAATGATATATACCTTGGAGCGAATCTACATTACCTTAGTGGAAAAGCTAGACTATCCGCTATAAATAGTGATAAGTACCCCAACTCATCTCTACATTATTACATTCCAAAGAATGCAGACAGTATTTTCTTTGAAGTTGGAGAACAAGATATACAACTATTAAGTCAACTTCCACTTGATAAATTTCATCGTAAGTATAAATGAGCACCGTTAACAAGGTATCAGAAGCCAGAAAAAGAAAAGAAGAACCAAATAATCATAGCTATCCTTTCAATTTAGCTTCGATTCCTTATGCTTCTTTTATGAAAATCCACAAATATTCCTATGATAAAGGGATGTCAGATGTTGGTGCAAATCAAAATGATGCTATTGGTTCCATACAAAATAGTGGACTATTAAAAAATATTAATGAGAAGTTAGTCGATGGAGCACAATGGATATATGGGGATAAAACTAGTGGTAGATCTCTTCTTAACTTTGAGACGGATAGAGAAATTATTGACAACTATCGTACGCAAATGGAAAATAATAAAGTCATTCATAAAGATATGCAGCTGAAGGAATCTGCACTCCTAGATATGAAATTTGATGTAGATAATGGATGGGGAGCTGGACATAGCGAAACTACACTAAGAGAGTTAATGGATAAGAAAAATGAGGTAAGTAAATTTCACGATTCAGGTTATAAAAAAGCTTTTTGTAACTTAGCAATGCCAAATGAGTTCCAATATGATTATAGTGCAAACTGGAATAATACATTCAAGTTAGGTACTATGGCATTAGCTGCTGATGATCCACAAAGAGCAGCTGCAATATTGACAGGTGGTGCTACTATTGGAATGCTTTCGAGTGGCATAGCAGGGTTTTTAAGTAAAGAGAATAAAGATGGTGGTTTAGGTTTGGGTGATATTGCAGGAATTGCTGATGGTGCAAAAAATGGTGTAATGAAAGCAGGTGATTTCTTTGGAGTTAATAGTAACATAACAGATCCAACTAACATTGCTGGTATGGCTGGTTTAGCACCAAATGAAAATGCTATTCAATTCTTTAAGAAAATGGATTTTAGGCAATTTGATTTGACTTTTGAATTTGCATCAAGAAATGCAGATGAATCAAAAGAGATACAGAAAATTCTACAATGGTTTAAAGAGGGAATGCACCCAGTATCAAAAGATCCTTTAGGAAGCGGAACTGGAGTATTACTAGGTTTTCCAGATGTATGGAAACTTGAACCTAGATTTACACCTGGCAAACAAGACGGTAATATGGTAGAAGGGGGTACAGATGTACCACATCCAATGATGCCACAAACAAAACTATGTGCATTGACACAAATAAGAGTCAATACTGCACCAATGGGGCAATTTGCAACAGTATTTGATGGAACAATACCTCTTATTACTCTAACTCTTAGATTTAATGAATTAACTGCACTAACCAGATCAGACTTTATGGACAACCCAAATTATTAATCATGTTATTCAAAAGACTTCCAGATTTATATTACAATGTTCAGCAGTCACCTGTTGATCCTAAACTTTTAGCAGCTAAAAATATCTGGAGAAGGTCAGAGATTCTAAAAGAATATAAAAGTTCAATTACAATTTTTGATGAGTTTATAGTAAACAATGGTGAAAAACCAGAACATATATCTTATCAAGTATATGACACTCCATTTTATGCATGGACTATCTTCGTTGCAAATGATATTGTAAATTATTATGAGCAGTGGCCACGATCATCAAAACAATTAGCAGAGTATGTAAGTGCTAAGTATGATAACCCACAGGCAACTAAACACTATGTAACTACAGAGGTTAAACAGGGAAAAAATATAATTGTACCTGCGGGTAAAGTTGTACCTCAAAATTATTCTATAAGTTATTACAATGGTTCTACCACTGTTACTGCAAATCCAACAGTATCAATAACAAACTATCAATATGAAGAGCAAATAAATTCTGAAAAAGAAAAAATACAAATAATACGTCCTAATGTGATTGAATCATTTGTAGAGACATATTATCGAAGAGTTAATCAAGGTGGTGCAGTGAGCGTAGCAAATAGTGCGTTTGAGATAAAGATGTGAAACTAAAATTGCCCAAGAAAAAATTATTTGACGCTGCACTTAAAATTAATAGGTGGCCAGTGAATTGGTTTGACCCGAAAAAAGATAAAGAAAAAGAAAGAAAAGAAAGGATAGCAAAATTATACCCACAAAAAAAGACCCCCTAAGGGGTCTTTTAGTTTATATGTAACTAATCTTCTTGTGCTAGTTTAGCGAAGTAAGATAGTGTGTCATCTTCCGTAGATGCAGCTGCAGTTCGGTGTTGACCACCTTGAACTACACCGTCTTTAACGTTTAAAGGTTCTGGAGTTAGTTCCTCCTCAAACTGTTCTTCCTCTACTTTAGCAGAGTAATTACCTTTGAGAGTTCTCTCCAAACGTTCCTTAAGTTCGTCATAAGACTTGAACTGATCATCAGCAGTAAATGCAGCGAGACTGTGTTCTTGCTTCCAAATACCTTCAAGTTCCTTGTCATCAAGGTCTCCAAGTACAGAAGGAGCATCAAACTCAGATTTGTCGTAGTTCCAGAAACCTGCAACCTTAGTGATCTTAAGTTTGAAGTCAGCACCCTTCCATAGATCGAATGGGTTTACTGGTGTTTCATCCTCAAATGCAGGTTGCATTGATTCCATGACCTTATCAAAGATCTTCTTACCATAGCGGTAGAGGAACACTTTGCCTTCATTAGAAGGGTTTGCACTATCCTTGACAACATATATGTTGCTGTAATAGTTTAACTTACGTTTCTGGTTACGTGCTTGTGCTCTCTGTGGAGAACCTTCGCCACCAGAATTCCAGAGTTCCCTGTTCAAGTCAGAAACAGGATCCTTTTTGCCTACAGTTGTTAGACTGTTCTCAATATACCATCCACCTGGTCCTTGGAAGGCATGTGTCCAAACTTGTGCCCATGGAAGGTCTTCTCCATTGGGTGCAGGTAGAAATCTGATTACTGCGTAACCATTACCTGCTTTGTCTACTTCTGGTTTCCATAATCTCTCGTCAGGTCCAGACTTAGCCTCAGATTTGTTGAGGGTGTCTGCTTTAGCGAGAAGGTCTTGGAAAGAAGACTTCTTAAGTGAAGCAAAAGACATACGTATTCTCCGTATTATGTGTACTATGTGTATTGTCCCTTAAAAAAGGGTGGGAGGTCGGATTACTGTGTACCGACAAAAGAACGGGCATTACTACAGTGTAAAATACGTTCTTTGCCTGAGACCCGACTGGTAAGTCGATTCACCTCTCGGTGCAGCACCACCTGTGTCTCATCACCTTAACTAGCGTTTGCCAGTAAGTTTATTCAGTCACTCCCTGTGTTGAACCGTCGCCCAACACACTATTTATTATAGCAGAAGAGGAACCCATTGACAAGCCCCTCTGCCTGTTCTTTGCCAAACTTTCCTGACAAATACCCTCCAACAGGGTCTAAACGTGTCATATATGCATCAAAATCTCTATATGTCTCGTGTGCATCGAACCCAGATGGTTGTGCTTCCTCTATTATGTGCTTATACCACAACAAATAAGTCTTAAACATCGGTAGGTAGTCATCTACCTCTGATGCCTTGCAATACCTTACATAGATGTTCTTGGAGAAATGATTACCCATCTCAAAGAACCTATATTCTTTCTCTGCCTTGGGTAGACTGTCTACCTCATACAGATAGTTCTCTACTGGATGTTGAAAGTCGAATACAATAATTACCCGATTTTCGTTAAATCCCATAAGATCCATACCAAAACAGGGAAGGTTACTCCCAGTTTTAGGGTAAAGAATGTTATTGTAGACAGAAGTAGTATCGTCCCAGATGTCAACTTCCCTCGCTTTGATAAAGTGCTCATGTGTGTATACCTGTGCTGTAAGTCTTGTTCCTTTTTTGCCTGTCCAGTCTGCCCAGATGGGTTGTCTTTGAAAGTCGGGAAAGGTTTCCCATAATACGTCTCTGTAATTCTTCCAGAGGTTATTTTTCATAGTCATGTGGTATATAATCAGGACATAATAAAGCACCCGCTAGGGCATTCGCAGATTTATTGTGTTGACATAGTTTGTTCATCCAAATCCTTTCTTTTAATTCTACCGTCCCATCGGTAGATATCATCCTGCAACAGATATCCACTATCTTGTTTCTGTAGTTTGTGCTTAACATGTTTAATAGCCTCTGGTAGGATTGCGTACTCACGTCTCTGTATGGCTTTCGTGAGTGATTTAATGTCGTCATTGTGTAGGATGGGTACTTTAGACTGGATGATGATCTCACCACCATCGAGTTCTTCGTTTACGTAATGTACAGTAGCACCAGTTTCAGTTTCACCTGCGTCTATTGCTTGCTGTATTGCATGTAACCCCTTATACTTAGGTAAAAGTGAAGGGTGTACATTAATTATTCTACCACGAAATGCATCAATAAAATCTTTTGTAACGATTCGCATCCAACCTGCTAATACTACCAAGTCAACATTCCATGCTTGAATAAGTCGAATCATATTGACTTCATCAGTAGATTCGATATATGAATGAGGTATTCCAAACTTATCTGCTCTTTTTGCTGCTCCACACTTCTTTTTGTTATGGATCATCAACACAACTTCGTCAGATCTACACGTTCGCACAATGTTCTCGAAATTTGATCCATTTCCAGAGCAGAGTACGGCTAGTCTCATTGTTTTTCCTGTTCTTTTAAGTATTCTTCTCTACTGCATTTCGTAAACTCACCTTTCTCATAATCAAAGTAAGGATGTGGTTGAGCAGATACTACTGGATCTTTTGTTTTGTTTTTGATAACAATAAATCTATCAGCAGCAAATGTCCCTGCTAGATTTACCTCAATCTCATCAGTATCTTTCCAGTTGACAGTGCCATCCTTCTTGGTATGTCTCATTGCTTCTTGGATTTTTTCGATGATTTCAGTCGTTAATTCCATAGGGTGTTAGATCGTAAGAAACTTTTTCAATCCCCTTATGTTGCTTTTTCTGAGGATGTCCTATCTTATCTAGGATAGAAGCAGGAATTTTTTTCTTAGAGATGTCATAAGGTATGGGTGCGTTTGCTACACAAACCCTAATACATTCCCATTGCTCATCAGTAAAAAAGTTATTATGATACATTAGTCGTCATGATCATCCCAAGGATCTGCCAAGTCTTTGTTTGCAAAGAATCCTTTGTAAATCCCAAACCCTGCTAACAGCACAGTAAATACTGCTACTGATATTGGAAACGTAAAGTTTGGGTCATAGTTTGCGTGAGGTATAAGTGCGTCACACTTTGTCCAAGTGCCAGGCAATGTATACACTGGTGGACAAGAAATAAAAATCATCGAAACTCCCACATGTAAGATCGGTCACCGTATTCGTCAGTATGCCATACATCGCCATCTTTGTCAACGAAGGTTTCCTCATTCATTCCATCATCAATGAAACCAAAGGGTGCCATGTCTGCTTCAATCTGCTCTTTCTGCTCTTGATACAGACGTGCTCTAACGTCATTGTCATGCAACTCTCTGAAATAATCAGATGTTGCTAACCAACTAAAGATAACTATGCACATGGCGAGGTCATCATTACAACCTTCTTCTGCCTCCCACGCTTGACCTTTTTGTATAAAAGTAGTTAACTCACTTATTATATCATAGTCTTGGAATACTAGTTTGTCTGTTTCAATCAATGTTTTCATATTAGAACAACCAGTCTTCTTGACTGTAGTGCTCATCTTGACTCCTAGTTGTGTCTTACTACCAGAGAATCCTTGTCCTACAACCTGACCTGCTCTTCCACGCATAGCACACATAAGAAGATTATCATACTCAAGATCATACTGTAATATGTCCGCAACCTGTCCGCCAATATCATTTACCTCTGCCATAATGTACGCGTGATTATAACTTGTTGCGACTTGGTGTATAACATTAGGAAATAACATAGGTTTAATTACATTATTCCTGTATTTTGCTACTATTTGATACGGAATAGTAGTCGTATCAAACACTAAGAATGCAGAATAGTCCTTAGTTAGACCGCGTGCCACGTCAACAGTCATCACATATTGATTACCTTCTACAGGCTCCTCGTATATATCCAGTCCTGCGTTAGATGACAAAGGCTCCTCATACGTCATGATCTTTAGTTTAGTTGACGTAATGAGTGTGTTGACT